CTCGCCGACCGGCTAGTACTAGAAGAAGCAGATGGTCATGTCGGGCAATTCGTTCCAGATTGCATCATAATCAAAAATGATGCAAAGAAAGTTAACGCTGACATACACAATTCTCCTCATGGCAAACACAATTGTTTGCTTTTCCATGACAATTGCAAGATTTTACTTTGCATATGTCACAACAAGTGCTTGTAAAAGAAGTTTGGCAACCTAAAGTACTTACAAATAATAAAGTTGCCAAAATAATAGTAATGATTTTCATAATACCTCCACAGTTATTTATTACTGAACCCCAATGTTCTTGAGAGCTGTGTCCCAATCACTATCAAGAACTCCTTCGATGTCCTCTGCCATCTTGCTTTCAACCTTTTCGGAAGAAGGCTTTGATGTGCTTGCCGACACAGTAGAAGTAGCAGCTTTTGGCTGCTGGACATCACCATCAAGGAAGCTGGACAAGATCTTACGAATTTCTTCAATAGGAAGCATTACTGGAATCGCTTCCAAATCATGATAACTTTTCACCCAGCTTCTGATCTGTTCATCTGTGCCAAGAATGCTGATATCCTCAAAAGCAGACTGCCCATAATCAGGATAGGCACCACCCTTGATTTGTTTGACAAGCCTGAAATCACGCCCAGTAACTGGATGTGCAATATCACCAAGTTTCCTGCGACCAGAAATTTCTGATCCAGTAATTGATTGCACTACAATTTCATGCACCTGTTTAGGGCACGAATAAACTTTTGGACCAACATTTGTTTCAAGTGTTTTGGTCTTTGTGTTTACTTGTGAACGCACGATTACATTGTAGTAATAGCGTTCGGCTGGCTTAATGCTACGAGCAAGAGATTGAACCTTCTCGATTTCATTTTTGTTAGTCATCTTTTTGGTCTGTTCCCAAAGTGCATTGTACTTAATGCAAATAGGGCAATCGTTGTCCGGGGATGTTGCGAGCCAACGGTCGCCACGGGGCGTTGAAATTAATTTGCGTGTGCAAAACACTGTTTTGCTGTTTGGATATACTCCCAAACGATGTACACGACATGCTAAATAAAATGGTTTGTTTTTAAGCTTTGGCAAAAACCGTAGAGCAACGAAACCATCTTTTTCTGGAAGACGGACATAATTGTCCATTCCTCCAACTTCCTTGTTAAGACGATTTACCTCTGCGGTAAATTGCTTATCATCAAGTGAATCAAAACCTAAATCTTCTGTAGACATACAAACTCCCATCCACCAAAGGCGGATTTAAAAAAGACTGCTTAAAAACTGCTCGATAATTCGCACAGGCGAATTATCGTTTTAACATAGTATTAAATCGTTATTAAGTCAAATCAATCAGAGGGTTTTTCTTCTTCAACAGGCTTAACTTCTTCCTGAATTTGATCTTGCTTTTTTTGAATCTCTTCATAAAGACCTTGCAAGATCTTATAATTTTGTTCTAGTCTTTCCTTGATTTCATCAGAACTAAGATTCTTAAGCTCTTTGGCTTCAAATTCCTTTTCCAATCGATCCTCTTCTTTTCTTTGTGTTCTGATTTCTTCTCTTCTTGCCAATACTTTTTTCCTAACAGCAGACTCACGAGCTTTTTTCTTCTGATCCTTATCACGCTGATTCATATCAAATCCCCTTTCTCAACACAGGAACTCCATCGTTTCCTTCATTGCCACCCTGCCAATTTAAGAGATCAATATTTCCATCTTTTTTAGAAAGATTCATTTCACTGTCGAAACCAAGATTATTTCCTGCCGGAACAAAATATTCATCATGAACTTCTACACCTTTACCAGCATCATCAATCATTGAAAGTATCTGGCCAATTCCAGTATCGAGAAACCTTTCAAAAAAAACAGGATATCTCTTGTTTCTTGTAAACTTATAGTTAAATTTTGATTTATCGACATTCAATGGAGGGCTAAAAACAACATATCTGATTGGTTTTTTATTTTTTTGATTTTCAACTCGACTTGACAAGTCAACAAATTTGTTTTGTTGAACTGGCTTATTAACTGAAACCAAACTAACATTAGTTGGATTTTGTTGTTCTGCTAAAATTTGATTATTTTCAAGCATCTCATCATAAGATACTCTTTGGTTTTTTAATACTAATCCATTCTTAGTAATCTTAAATGGAATTTGTTTCTTCAAAAATTCATAAACTTCAACATCATAAACATATATGTCTCTACGGGCAAGATGTCCTGTAATGTTGCTCATGAGCTTATCCATAGGATACTCATTTTCAATCGTTCCATACTTTTTTTTCAATTCCTGCGGTGTTTCTTTATTAAATGATCCATCATCGTTAACATTGTAAAATTTAAAAATAACTTCATAGGCCATATATTTTTCCTCAATATTATACCTGAGTGTCGCTAAAATTATTTCTATCTAGTTCGTAAACATCTATTCCAGACTTTTCAAACAAATATCTACTTCCGTGCGAATAATCTTCATCTTCTTTGTAACAAAACAATTTTTTGATTCCTGCATTGATAATCAATTTTGTACATTCCAAACAAGGCAAAGGACACCATGCAAACATAAATGATCCTGAAAGATCAGTAGACGCATTTACAATTGCATTTGCTTCTGCATGTACACATGTACACAAATTTAATCTTTCACCAGATTTACAATTTATTATTTTTCTTGGGCAAATTTTTTGATATGCATAAGTTTCGGTAAATTTATCTTCATCAAAAAATCGACATTTAATTTTGCTGCAAAGTTTAAACTTATCCTGTTCTGTTAATTGGGGAATTAGTATTTCTTTAAAATGTTCTGGTGTATCACAATGAGGAATTCCTCGTGGTGGTCCATTATAACCTGTTGCTAATATTTTATTGAAGTTGCTATCTGTGATAACAACTCCTATTTGTCTTGAATAGCAAGGATTATCTCTATTTCCGAAGAACTTTGCAAGTGATAAATATTTGTTAACAAACTTATTGTTTCGTTCAATATCAAGAAAAGACGACATGAAAATGCTCCTTACCTGATTAAATAGTAGCATGGACTTTAGCTTTATCAACTATGTTTCAAACAAAGATTTTGATTTACACGAAATTCGTGTTTCTTCTCTTGGTAAAGAGAGAAAGTCTACGAATATAATTCCTGTCGTATCTGATACGACGGATTTAATTAATAAAATTGATCATTATTTTTTAGGTTTTCAAAAATTATTCAAACTTATAATCGGACCTACAAAAAAAGCAGCTGTAAAAACATTCGAGTCAATGGGAGCTTACGCTACATGTAATAATAAAAAAGAAAAATCAAGATTAATGAAAGATTTTTTGACTAATGCAGAAGAACTAACAAAGCTTATTATACTCAATCCTATTTTCACAGTAGCTCCAACAGAAGCTGCTTTTGTTGCTTTTGCAAATAGCATGGGTGTTAAACCAACATTGATGGATAAATTAGCCTTTGCATTTATCACTAAAATACCATATTATATTTATGTTTACATATTGCCAATGTTAGATACAATAAGCAAAAATTCTAATAATCCAAAAATAAAAGAAAAGACAAAAAGAATATCTGTAAAAATTAAAGAATACATGCCAAAAACAGCTTTTGAAGATGAGATAGCAGCTTAAACTAAAAGATTTATTCTAAATCATTGCTAAAAAATTCTTATTGTTATATTTATTGGACAACAAATCAAGTATAGAATTTTTTTTACATTCTGGATTTAAAGAATTCATCCAATGAATAAAAAGCCATGTAGGTGGAATTTCATTCAAAGAACCTTCTCTGTGTATAAAATTTTTGTAGAAGTCATAAGGATCATCCAAATTACATGTATCATATTTGATGTATTTGCTTAAACCTAAATTTTCTATATAATAACATAAAATTCTAATTACATGATGCCAATCTTTTTGTTTTTCGTTTATTTCTAAAACAGCTTTATCAAAACACATTTTCATTAATTCACTTTTAGGTGGAACTTTCATAATATTACCAACCACTGACAAAATTCCATGAAATCTAAAATAATAATCTTCTTTGTATTCTTCCAAAGGTTTTAAACATGTTACATCCATATCACTCCACCAACCACCCAATTCGTACAAAAGTTTATATCTAAACAAATCGGAAAATCCAGCTAGTGAGTTGCCTCCAATATTCAAATACATTGTTGAAGGGTAACGAAATATCATATTAGAATTTAATATTTCGTTACCATCACGAATAATCACTTTTCGAGGAACATTGGCTAATGATTCATATGTCCATAGATTGAAATTAGCACCTTGTGCAATAAAAGAATTTATTGTTAGCAACCCTAAATTATTTAGAGTTTTGCTACCAATCCAAAGGGCATGTACTGTTTTGCTCATAAAACAAACTCCAATTTAATTGTTATTTAATTAGTGTAAAATCAATTTTCAAAACCGCTAACGCCTCTAATATCACCATGCAATTTATCCATCTCTTTACGCAACATATGTCCTCTTTGGTGAGCATCCTCCCTTGCTGCATTAAGCGCCTGAAGATGTGCGTACAACCTGTCTTTGATATACCTTGCATTAATTACCATTTGTTTAAGATTGATGCAATCAGGATCACCTTCTGCATACAACTCTGCTGTTTTATCAGACTTTCCATTTTCTTTATTTAACTTAAATTTATCAATAAACATCTGCTTATATGAAAGTTCACAAACTGAATGATAACGCATGGAATTAGCATGAGCACTACCAATGTAATCAATTATGCCACCAACCTTTTCAAAGAAAAGATTCAATGTTGCATCTGTAAAACTAAGATCAGTTGTATCGATCTTCCAGTCAGTATCCTGAATCTTGATGTTCTCAATCATGAACTGCTCCTTTAGTCAATGACATCACTGTTAGTAGAAGGCTTACGCCTTTTCTTCTGCTTCGAGTCTTCTTGCACATTCTGATCTGGGGTTATCAGACCATATTCTTCAGCTTTTCGCTTGGCATTATTATGCATTACCGCTCTGTATTCCTCAACCTTAATTTCGTTAATATTCAAAACTTCTTTGTCATACTTGATCGTAAAATGAAATTTTGCATTTCCATTCCTGTGTTTGACAACAAATATTCTTCCCAGATTAGCACTAGCCTCTTCTGTAGTTTGATTAATACTCCATAAACCATCCAAAGGCTTGTACATGTCGTAGGATGTACCAATATTACCTTCTTCAATAAACTCGCTTGACGACAACTCACTTGAAGATCTATTTGCCTGCATTGCCGTAAACACAATTATTTTCTTTTCACCAGCTAATCCACGCAAATCTCGTATCATGCGATATTTGCTTTCCCATGTTGGAATATTAGGCGTATCTCTCATTTCACCCGGATAATCAACAATAAGAACATCTGGTGTAAATCCGTACACTTCAAGTTGATTCATAAATGCACGAATGTCATTTACGTCAATTGAATTGGCAGGAAAATCTCTGATAACAAATCTGTTTTTATCATCGTGGTTAATGTTATTATATTCAATAAATTCTTTGATTTGAGCTTGATTGTCTTGTAATCCTCCAAATGCAAATCCTGAATATTGACTTGTAAATCTTTTACTGATAGAAACCCAATCCATTTCTACACTTATGAATAATACTTTGTATCCTTTTTTAATATTTTCAACAGCAGCTTTTACTAAGGCAAGACTTTTCCCTTTTCCAGCAAGTGCGATAAATGCGTAAATTTCTCCTCTACGACATCCACCACCACTAAGTGCTTCGTCAATGCTGAGGAAACCACTAGTAAAAGTACCTTCTCTAGTTGTTTCTTTGTTAAGTTCGGAAAAGAAATCATCAATTTTTTGGAAATATTCAAAACCAACATCAAAACTTTTATTGACGTTCATTACATTTCTGAAACGCTCAAATATAGTGTTCCAAGTTGCCTCTGAATCAGGGTCTTTTTTCATGTCCTTTTGTGATTCATCCATTGCAATTCTAAGACTTTGCATTTTGGCAAAAGTAACCAACTTATCAAGCAATATCTCTCTGGAAGCTGCATTTGCCATATGGTAATCATAAATTGAATCAAGTTCGGACTTGTAATAAAATTTAACAGCATCTGGTTTATCTTTATTTAATTCTTCAAGATAGTTTTCAACAATAAATCTGTCTGGTGTGGAACCTTGGTACTTTTCAGCTACTTTCAATACTATTTTGCATATATCAGCATGACACTCATTGGTAAAATATTCTGGTTTGATAAGATTTATACTTTGTGCAATAAAGTGTTTATCTGTTAACAAAATACCAACAAGTCTTCGTTGGAATGATTCATCCCAACGAAATTTCTGTTTATAGTTCTGCTTTTGCATCAACGAGTCAAGAATTTTGGCTTGTTCGTCGTTGATTTCTGTCACATTACTCTCCATTTGGTTTAACTCTTAGTAGAACAGAAATTCGTGCTCTGACAAGGAAACTTGGCCAACTCTAATTTGTTTTTCCTTAGTAATCTTCTTCCCTATAAATCGACTTGCATTCCAGATAATTCTTTTGGCATAAATTTTGAATTTGTTGTTAATCATAACATGCAAGCTTTTCAACGGAATTTCTTCAACTGGAACAAATTTATTAGCCATCATTTCCAGTATTTCTTCTTGTTCTTCACCAAATTTGCGCTTATAAGCACCATGATGAGTTTTTCTACTCCACAGATGTTGTAAACTTTTGTTTATTTCTTCCCATATTGTTTCTTTGGGGACATATTGATCTAATTTCAAGAATACTGATTCGATCCAAGTTTGGCGTTTGTAATAACTACCTGCTCTGAGTACTGCCATTAATAGGTCTTGTTTGAAATCATCTATCTCATGTTGATGATTATTCTTGCTATTATTTTGCATTAACTGCCATGAAACAAAATAACATAGCTGACTAAACTCCTTTTCCAAAAGGACATATTCCTCAGAACTTATGGTGAAACTCTTGAATGTATTCATTGAAATTTCTCCTTAACAAAAATATTACTCTTAATTAAAACAAAGTCAAGATGATTTTGTAATTTTCGTCATTTCATTTAATTTTCGACCAACTTTACCTTCAGCAAATAGTAAAACATCAGGCGCTTGTTCAATTTTTTGTTCCAATAATTCCTTTATTTTGTAAAATTTATCCTTGATTTCATGTCTTTTAACAGAAAGACAATAAGCATCATGATTCATATAAAATACCCTATACCCAATTTTTGATGAATTTTCAATCAATCGATTTAAAATAATTTGATTAATAGTAGCACTAGGCGACTGAATTACAAAATTCTTCGCCTTAAATGCATCATTTGAATTAAAAAATCTGACTCTGCCAAAATAATCTGCAACTTTACCATCTGACTCTGCTTTTCTGTAAGCTTCGTCCATATAACCAAATGATGCACTAAAATTTGATCTGAGTGATTTTATATAACCCCTTGTTATTTCTAAACTTATGCCCATTTTGTCTGCGAGTGTTTGTGAAGATATACCGTAAATTACTGGCAAAAATATATCTTTTCCCATACTTCTGCTATTAGTTTCATCAATTCCAAGAACATATTTAGCAATTTGTTCATAAGGATCGTTATTTGAATTAACAACTGTGCTTAAGTTTGAATCTTTTGCTAATCCCGCCAATACACTAGCTTCCATAGATCTATAATCAAAATAAACAAATGCTTCATCTTCATATGGGTTAATTAGTGAAATTCTTTTTTCTTCATCAATTGTGTTTGGATTATAACTCTTTGTTCCATAAGTTTTTGTGTTTAGTCTTCCGTTATCTTGTCCTTCTATGATGTAATTAGGAAATATTTTTTCAGCAGTATTATCATCAACGAGAAATTGATTCTCAATTTCAGGAATTGAAATACAAATTAACTTTTGAAAGATTGATTTATAGGTACTTATAATATTAGATGTAATGAAACTTTTGAAAGTTTCGCAAATTTCTTTAAAACTTTGGAAATTATATTCATCTTTATTGCCAGTATATTTTCTATACCACAAAATATCGTAAATTAAATTGAAATTAATTCCATTTGAATTAAATTTTTTACAAAATGTTTGAAATATCTTTGCATCAGCCATTACAATTGGTTTTTTATTTTTGTCTAAAACTAAATTCACAAAATTAACCAAGGTTGAAACATTACGATTATTTAATTTAATTTCTATCTTAGTACCCTTTACTCCATGTATTATGATATCAAGCTTTGTTTCTTGGTTAGCAGGTATGTTTGTTTCTCTAATAATTTCAAAATAAAGAAATGGTTCTATAGCAACAGCTTGAATGAATTCTCCGAAAAATGGGTTTGTTGCGTTCATTGCTTGAGCCTACGACTATTTTCGACATAAGTCAAATGATTTTTTGATTGGCACGGGATTTGCTTCGTGCGTGTGCGTGCGTTTTGTATTATTTATATTAATTATAATTAGTGTGTAACATTTCACTTCGTGAAATGTTACACGATTAGGTACTTCGTACCTAATCAGTAAATTTAAATTAATTTAAACTAATTGATATTAACACTTTATTAATTTAAACTAATAGATATAAACCCATATATACCAAAACGCACGAAGCAAATTTCATGCCAAAAAAACACAATTCCGAGAAAACTTTCTATTAATTTTCAAGCGGTTAATTTGCGTTTTAACAGCACTTAACGTATAAGATGACAGTCGGCATGGTTGACATGGTGATCGTTCGTTACAAGCGAAATTAACACCCTAGAAATCGATGTTGATGGCTGTGCTTCAA